CCCGCCGCAACTTCAGCCTTGACGTTCTTGCGGAATGCTTCGGGTGTCTTTGACTTAACTAGCGGCATTTTATGCTCCGATGTGCAAAACAGCGAAATTAATTTTTAGCGTGTCTGTGTACGCATTGTTGGACACGTTGCTTAGATTGACAGTAAATGCGCCGTCTGCCACGGTCACTACTGCTATAACATACGCAAATGTAGCCGTTGCGCCAGACGCAATGTTGACAATAACTGTGTCTAAAGCAGACACTTGGCTGTTAGTGACAATAAACGCAACTTCAGCGTTAGGTGCCATTTGCGCGTTTGTTGTGGTAATGGTGCCTGCTGACTTGTTTAATGTTACGCCCGAAGCCTTATTGCCCGTTTGCGTTACCGTTCCATACGCGCTATTGGTATAGCCTGTTTTTGAGGTTGCAAAAATAGATGTGCCGGTGATAGTTTGCGGGTCGGTAGCGCCAATAGTGCCCCCGTCAATGTCTTGGTCAAGGTACGCGACGCCGATAGGTTTGGTGAAGCTCATTTACTTCTTCTTCGCAGTCTTGGCCGACTCTTTGAAGGCTTTGTTAGTCGGTGCGCCAGCGGTGCCAGGCTTACGCATCTTCTCGCCGCTGCCAGCTTTGATGCGCTCTTGCTTGGCGTTAATGTTTGCGTAAAGTCCAGGTTTTGTAGCCATGATCAGCACTTCCATCGTTTAAGGGCTGCTTTGGCACGCTCTGCGTCGCCTTTGGCGTTTTCAACAACGCCGCCCATTCTTGCACAAAAGGATGCCTTGCGGCCTGCGTCTGCCTTGGTCTTAGGATTCGGGGCTGGCGCTTTTAGATTGCTGCCAGTCGCAGCGTTGTACTTCTCACGGCCCTTGGCCGTCAGGCCAGCGCCCTTGGACACGGGCAGTTTTTCGCCGCGCCCGACAGATAGAGAAACACTTTTCTTAGTTGCCATATTAAGACCCCATCCATCCTGTTGATACGCTGTCTCGACTGTACGCACGGGTGACTTGCGTCCTGCCCCGCGCCTCTCTGTTAGCCACAGGAAACGCAAACGTCACGCAGATAGCGTCAGCCGCATCCGGTGAGGCTAGCCCCCGCGCCTTCATGTCTTTTTTCGATTCCAAAAAGATCGTCCCCCGTGAATCTGGCTTCATCATAGGCGAAATAAGGTCGGTTTTCAAGAACCGATCATTCGGAATACTGGCCGTCTTCAGCCATTCCCGCATGTCGCCCCACATCTGCGCCCTCATATTTCCGTACATTATAGGGTTTTTGGCCTTGTTGCCAAAATTTATTCCCTTGATCTTGTACCGCTGCTCTTTGAGCCGGTCCACGATGCCCGCCCCCAGCCCGCCCTCGTCGATCACCACCAGCGTGGGCTTGAACTCCTCAATTGCTTCAATCACATACCCGACCACCGTCATGGTGTCGTCGCCTCGGTGCCGGATGATCTTGACAATATCCCGCCCTTGCCTAATTGCAATCACCGTAGCGTCCGCCCCGAACCGCGCCGGATCGACCCCGATCACAATAGGCGCGCTCAAGTCCTGATACTTGACCCGTTTCATGGCCTCATCGACCGTGTTGGCCCCGATGAACTGGTCGTCGCCTGCGCTTGGGAACTGACCGTACACCTCGACGTGCGCTTGGCTTGAGTCCGGCCCGTACTCGTCGATGATCTGCTGGTAAACCTGCTTGTCCGTCCCCTCGACCGTGCGGGCGTCCACCACCTTAGTGTCCCAAAAGTCGCGCTTGGAGTGGAAGGTCTCGTAGAAGTACCCCGTGTTGCGGCGCGGGTTGGAAAACGCAAACCAGAACCTGTTGGGCGTGTTTTCTGTAAAGAAGCCCGCCGTCACCGCCCAGATGGCGTCGTCGATACCGCTGGCCTCGTCGAAGATGACCAGCACACCGTCCATGTTGTGGACGCCCGCGAACGCGTCTGGATTCTCAGCCGACCACAGCCGGCCCTCAACGCCCCAGTACCGAGTGCCTTTACGCAGGTCGCGCTCGACCAACTCGGTCAGCCACTTGGCCGGTTGCAGGCTGGTTGCACTGACCTCAAACCAGTGGCTGTTCAGCCCCATCGCCAGCCACTTGGTGATCTCGGCCCAGGTCACCTTACGCAACTGCGATTCGCTGTTGGCCGACACGATGGTCGTCGAGCCGATCCGCGTGGTCAGCATCCAGATTACCAGCCATGAGACTAAGGCTGACTTACCGATACCACGGCCTGACGCGACCGCTTCGCGCAAGGTGTCGAAGTCAATCTTGCCGCCGTTTTGCTTGATGTGCGCGGCGATGTCTTGCAGCACCTCGCGCTGCCATTTGCGCGGCCCACTGAAGTGCTCCAGTGGCGTACCCTTGACGCCCCAGGGAAATAAAAGCATCACAAACGCCAGCGGGTTGTCCTTGATCTGGGGCGACCACAGCCGCGCCATCAACTCTTGTTCGTCTTCAGCGCTGTATTTGGTGGTTTGCATTGGTGGCTTGGTTGATGTTCATGTCAGATACGTCGAGCGCGATCACGTCGATAACGCGCCGTTCGGCCTCGGCCAGTGCGCCGGTGATTGAGATGCGCTGATCTACGTCGATGGTGATCGCCTGCTTGGCGACCCAGCCGTGAACGTGTTGCAAGATAGCCAGACTGGCTTTGGCGTCGCCTTCGGCGGCGGCTTGGTGCAGTTGCTGCGACGCCGTGACTTCGCCGTCGGCTTTGCCCTTCATCGCCGCCATCTCTGCGATGGGGTCCAGTTGGCACAGTTGCCGGTATTCTTGGGGCAGCATGCCAGCAGCCAATGCGAGGGTGTCGCCTTTGAGGCCCAGCTTGGCGGCTTCGTATATGGCGTTTAAGCGCGCCTCAGTCGCTTTGACTTCGCGGGGCGCGTAGGGCAGTGAGTGAAACATGGGTTCTCCAGCCACGGTAGCGTGTGCTTTGAGTTTACATTAAAAAAAATTTTGTTCGTGGCCCCTACGCCACCGCAGCGGCTAGCGCTCGGCCCTCCCTACCCCCCTCGATTTGGCAAACAGCTTTTTGGTTAGTAAGCACTCACTCACGCGTTAGTTTGACATGTGGACAATGTGGACTTGTCCACAGACATCGGCGGCTTGCATCGCTACATGCTATCGATTAAGGAGCAGACGCGCTATCGATTAAGGGGCAGAGTGTGGACAATGTGGACAACCTAAAAGCAAATGGTCCACAATGTCCACAAACCATAACGCGGGCTTTTTGACGTGGGCGAGTTGTGGACAATGTGGGCAATGTGGACACCCCTGTTTTTATTGGCGGCTGCACACGTAGGACGCGTCCTACAAGCATTGCATACAGTTATTGTATACACTTTATAATTTTCATATCTTCAGTTATACATTGTCCACACTATCCACAAACCCCCCTTTTCATTGGGCGCGCATGTGGGCAACTCCACCCCTTTTCCGCTATCCACACACTATCCACATTGTCCACAAACATCTAAGGGTAAGCACCTAGTAAATAAATGCTTGACAAGTGCAAAGAAAATCTTTACAGTCTAGACTGCTTCGGCAACACAGTAAACAACCAACCAAAAGGAACAACATGACATGGATTTTTTACAACCCGCAGCAAGAACACCAGGCGCACCGCTACGAGGTGCATTGTGATGCCGGCGTTTTCGGTTTCCGTACCCGCGCGCTTGCGCTCGCATATCAATCAACACTTTAAGGACCAAAACCATGATAGACGCACTGAAAGCCTACGCAAACACCCATTACGAAGCCGGCGGCCACTGGATCGCTGAAACGTACAGCCAAGCCGATTACGAGCGCACGCTGGCCGAAGCCGGTGGCGACATTGAAGCCGCGAAAGCAATGCTTGAAAAAGCGTGGCTTTTCTTGGCAGAACGCGAAGCCGAAGCCGGCGACTATTAAACCAACGAAAGGACCGAACCATGAATTACGCCACGCCCATCACATCAGCCGCCGAAGCGCGCGCCTTTTTTCATTCCTTGAACAAAACGGAAAAGCTGTTCCATCCCGATGACGCGCCCGACTCAATTGTTGACCCTGACGGCGCGCCCATCTTCACCGCCGACGAATGCGTGCTAGTCGGCCAGCGGATCGCGGAAATCCGGACGTTCATGCCTGACCCGTGCGAATACATCATCGATACATTTTTTTAAGGATCAAACCATGACCCGCAACATTTTCACAACCCGCAGCGCACGCCGCGCCGTGTTTGACCTAATCGGCGCAGTGCTGCTAATCAGCGCCAGCGTTGCGCTGCTGCTGGCCTATTTCGACGTTCTCACTCACTAAAGGAAAATACCATGATTCAAACCATCAACGTCTCAGACTTCCGCGATGCCTTTCGCAGCATGGGCCGCCAAGATCAATTCTCATATGAGGCGCTCAGCGCGCTCTTTGATTACATGGAAGAAATAGCCCCAGACTTTGATCTTGACGTTATCGCGCTTTGCTGCGACTACAGCGAAGACACAGTTGAAGACATAGCCGCAAACTACGGGCTTGAATTTAGTTCTATCGAAGACGGCGACACAGACGGCGAACGCGAACATGTGCGCGCCTACCTTGAGGAAAACACCACAATCGTGGCTGAGACCGCATCCGGCTTTTTGTACGCTCAATTTTAAGGACTGAACCATGACAAACAACGAAAACGAACGCGCCGCCTACGCTGCGGGCGACATGGTGGCGGCTGATTTGTACGCTGAACTGATTGCGCTGCGCCATAAGTGCGACAGCTACGAAGCCGCGCTGGAAGCCATAGCGGCGGGCAGCATGAACGCCCGCCAAGCCATAGCGGCGGCGGCGGAGGTGTTGCCATGAAAAAAGGCGAAAACATTGTTGTCGTCATTGATGGCGACATCAAAGGCGCGCAAGTCATTCAAGTGCTGACTGATGGCAACGTTGAGGTATCCGTAAGGGACTATTACGGCGACTACCTAAATTTTCCGCGCCGCCAAGTATTTACCGTTATTGAATGGGAGGCGCGGGCATGACACTCTACAGCATCCAACTATTCGCGCCAGGCGCGACATTCAGCCGCGCCGTGGGGCGGCGCTTAGTGCCCAGGCACCGAGCGCAGCGCGTGCTGGCGTGGCTTAAGCAGCGAGGGCGCGAGGGCTACATTGCACCGGCACGGGTGACGCGATGAAAGTGCCATACACTGCCCGAGGGTTAACCCTTGATTGTGAATTTGAGCTTGAACCAGGCGAACCAAGCTCATGGGATGAACCAGGATGGCCGGACATTTACCACCTAATCAGCGCCAGCGTGCAGGGCGTAGACGTGACGGCCATTATCGACCCTGCGCTGGTGCAGCAGCTTGAGGAGCGGGCGGGATGGCCTTAGTACTGGCGGCGCTAGCGGCCGCTATTTTAGCCGTCATTCTCAAACTATAAGGGGGCCAACTGGCCCCCTTTCTTACTTGACCCTGACCAATGCGGACGGGGGCGCGTCCTCGACCATGCGGCGTAGTTCTGACTTTGGTCTGTCCACCATATCGGGCGCGCAGAATATGTGCTTTTTAGTGTCATAGTCCCGCGACTTCAACCGGCCACAATCGACCCAACCGGCCTCCTTAAAAGCGTGCAGGAGCGCCGTTTGCGGCACTTTGACCCCCGAGGGCGCAGACCCTGCCAAGCGGTCACAGACCGCGTGAAAGGGCGAGCCGATAACGCCACGGGAGAATTCGCCCATTTTGAGGCGCATCAAGTCTACAAGGTACGATTCGGCAATGCTCATGCCGTGCTCAACCAGGTTCATCTTGAATTCTGTGCTGGCCGGCGCTGCACCAGGGTTGAACGCGGACACGTCACGGGCCAACAGCCAAGCGGCGATAGCGGCAAAGCCACCGGCCTTGTACCATGCCCACATCTTAGCGGCGGCGTCTGGGGTCATTCGGGGGGCTTGTGACCAGATACAGAACCACCGGCGGTCTTGACTGTCCAAGCTAATCGGCACGGGGTCATTCGAGAACGCCAGCACAAACACGCGGTTTGCCATCTGGTATGGGTGTAAACCCTTACGATTGACGGACAGCATCTCGGGCGGCGCTGCAATGATGGGTTTAAGGCGATTCGCCAGCGCGCGGCGCTCTTTTGCGTCTGGCTCTTTCAACTCATTCAGGATCAGGATTTCGGATTCAAGGGCATAGCCGAACTGGCTGCTCATGGTGTCATTGTCGAGCAGCCCTCGGTTCTTCAGGTGGGGGCCGCAGACTGACCAGATAAAGGGGGCCCACATGGTGTCCTTGCCGCTGCCTTGGTCGCCGCCGTGCAGGATCGCATGGTTGACCTTGACCTCGGGGTGCTGCAACTTGAACGCCATCACGTCCAACACATGCGCCAACTCGCTCGGTTCGGGGACTAGCGTGCGGCAGTGGTCAAGCCAGGGGGTCACGTCACCGGCTGCCACTGGTGGGCGGGCGTCACGCCAGCGGTTGCCGTAGATGTCGCCGTCACGCTCGACCAGCACGGATTCGCCGGCGGCGTAGGTGATGCCGACCAGCGCCTTTGCGCCCTTGGCTTGACGGTTCTCGTCATAGCAGATTGACGCCTCGACCTTGCGGCCTGTGTGGATCGACTTGCAACTGATGTGCCGGAACAGCGCGTTAAAGGTCTGGCGGGACACCTCGCGGCGGTCCTGCATGTCGAAATACGATTCGTCGTCTTGTATATACGCGAAGCGCTCATACCAGTCGGCCTTCTCGATACGGCCCAGTTCCTTGCGCTCAGTCTCGGCAATGCGGGCGGCGGCCTCGTCGGTGAATATGTCATTGGGCGTCAGCTTGGCAAGCGCGCCCTCCATCAGGGTGGCAAGCAGTTCCTCACGCAGGCCAAGTGTATGCGCTGGCCCACCATTCTCGCCAACCCATTCTAGAAATGTCGCGCTGTCCAGTTCAAGGCAATGCGAGTGCAGGCAGCAGTAGGCCCGATTGGCGGGCATGTACCGGCCCTCTGGATTGCCGTCGGTATGCTCGGCTGAGTTAGGGCAGACTACGCCCGCCCAGCCCTCAGAATTAGGTCTGGACAGCAACAGCCCTTGGCCGGACAGCCACGCCAGCACATCATCCGCGCCGTCATCAGACACGCGGATCGGCTTGTAGGCGCTCTCGACGGGGCCAGGCGTCACGCCCATAGCTTCGCACAGTTGGGGCAGTGTGAAGTCGCGCTCTGGGTGAAACTCAACCAAACGGGCTTCAAAGTTATCGCGGCCAGGCTTCAAATTGACCGAGCCAGGCAGCCGGAAATTGCGAACGGGGTTGCACGCGCCTGGGTCTGTGTAGCCCGCGTCAGCCATCGCCCTGATGGCGGCGGCGTACTCACCCTTAGTCGGCTGCTCGTTGAAGGCGTAGCCCCACTGAAACGAGCCTTTGGACGTCTCGATCTTCCATGTCGGCGCGATGGGGGGCAGGCTGGGGGCTTTGATGGGGTCGCCCACATCGTCCAGCACCAGCACCAACACATATTCGCAGTTGGCGGCGCTGGCTGACGGGTGGCCGTCCTTGAAGCGCTCAATGATGTAGCTGGCGGTGTTGCCGTACCACGACTCGCCGGCCTTGATCTTGTGGTCGGGCAGGAACGCCGGCCAAGTGGCCTTGATAGCGCCGTCGGCGTGAAAATCCAACACCCCGTCTTTTAATTTCGGTTTTTGCTTGACTATCAGGGCGGTTTCGCCCTCAGGGGCCAAAGATGCTATAAAATCCAACATGTTGTTCTCTCCTTGAAGTTGAGTTAGCCCCCGTCTAATCCACGGGGGCTTTTTTACGAGTAACGGGTAGTAGTGACACCTTCAGCCGCCAGCGGCAGGCCAGTGGCCCAGGCTGGTGGCTCACACATGACGCGGTGCATGAGCGCAGCGGTTGCCTCGGCCTCGGGGGCTGGGCACTCGACAACAATCTCATCATGTACGTGTAGGACAACGCCATCAAGCTGGCGCAGGGAATGGCGCAGGATGTCGTGAGCAGCCGCCTGCGTCACGTTCTCGCAAGCCAAGCCGCGCCACAGGCGGGCGCGCGGCCATTCTTTGGCGTCTGCGGCGGGTTTCCAAGCAGCTTTTGAGTACGTCACATTGCCTTCGTCGTCGAATTTGGCGTTGGGATAGCACAGCACCCTGCCGGAAGGAAGACTGTACCAGAGCATTTGCCCGTCGAACATATAGGTAACCCGACCGGCGCTGACTTCGTAGCCTTTATTTCGCATGGCGCGCAGGTACGCAGCCTCAAGGGCGTTGCCGTGCAGCATGGCCCACGGGTTAGCCATGCGCCAGCCCGCCACAGCCCGCGCAACCTCACCGGCTGTCAAGCGCACGCCGTAAACGCGCCCGAACACCTCAAACGCGCCTGCGCCGCCTAGAAAGCCGAGGGCCAACTCCTGCACCTTGCCGACCTGGCGCTGGTCGCCGGTCACTTCTTCGTAAGGTACGCGAAAGGTGGCGGTGGCATTGACTTTGTACGGATCAAGGCCCGACCGGAACACGTCCAGCTTGGCCTCGCCTGACGGGCAGTTGGACAGCCACGGGTGAACGCGGCCCTCAATGGCTGACCAGTCGTAGGCGATCAGGACATGGCCTGGCTTTGCGATCAGTGCGGGCCGGAGCATTCCCTTGAGAACATCTGTAATGCGCTTTCCAAATCTTGGAGTGATTGCGTGTCCGCGCACCATAGCGTTGCGTACTTCATCAGGTGCTTTGGCGCACTTGCGGGTAAAGTTGTGAACCTGTGCGCCATAGCTTGACGCACGTCCGGTGGCAGCCCCTCCAGCAAAAACGAAAGCGCCTCTAACTCGCTGATCCTCGACATCGGCGAGGTCTGCAAGGCGGCTGAATTTCGCAACCGAAGACGCCCAGAGGTCGTCCGCGCATTGAATAACGTCCGCAACATGGGCCGGAATCTCATCATGGTTCTCCATCGCAAGCAGGTTTGCCCGCACAGTCTTGTCAATCGAATACTTCTCGCCGGTCCACATCAGCTTCTTGGCCTCGGGGCCGACGCGGGCCAAGACCCACTCGCGCATCTTAGGCGAGCGCACGCTAGTGATAGCGCCCTCGGTGACCTCATGCACGATCTGCTGAATCTCGACTGTCTCGTCGGCGGCGTACTCGACAGCAGCGCGGCACAGCGGGGCGTCCACCAGCACGCCACGGTCGTTGATGCGCTCGTTGACGTGGTAGTCGGTCAATTCATCCGGACTGAGTGGCCGCATGGCCTGGCTGACGGCCCGCATGGCGCGCACGTCCTGCTCGCAGTAGGCCACCATCTCGGCCATCAGGCCGGCGTCCTGCTTGAACTCGCCGTTGGCCTGTGGGATAGACAGCAAGCGGATCAACTGGCTGCCTCGGTGGTCTTTCTTCATGCTGGCGCTGGCGAACCGGCCCACATCTTCAAGGCTGCCAGGCGCGCAGTTGGACCGCGCCTGCGCTGCGGTGCAGTAGAACTGCTCCAAGGCGAAATTCTGTTGGAGTACATACCAAAAGATCAGGCGCTCAAACGCCGCGTTGTGGGCGTAGATCAAGCCGGTGTGCTGGCGCACGGCGTCGGGGAATGGACCGTCGGGCGTCCAGGTCTGCACATCCCCGTCACCAAAGGCGTAGGACATGCACAGCACCTCGGTCGAGGCGTCTTGGGCGTAGTTGTAAACGCCGTGCTTTTTAAGGTCACAGCGGCTGCGGGTTTCAAAGTCAAGCCAGAGGGTCATCGCTAGTCTCGTCTACGCATGAAGTGCAAGGCACAACAGTCGGTTCTTCTAATGTGGTGGCGTAATCGCGCCATGAAAAACGACGGCCCAAACCTTTGACCGAAGTCAGTTTGGCGTTGTCTTCCATAGCAATCGCCCTGTGAAACATCAGCGGGTATGTTTCTTTTAGATGCGCGATCTCTGGCTTTGTAGACGCAGGGCAGAAAAAGCAAGATGACTTGCCAGGCAAAGGCAAACCAGCGCGCTCTATCGCAGCAATGCACTCGGGGCGTGACCACTCCCACTCTACCAGCGGGTAGTTGTACACGTATTTTTCATCTTCAATCGGCGCTTTCATCCACCGGCGGCGCTCGGAAAATTCGTAGCCGATAAATTTATTGACTTTGCCGCCAGACTTCCAAAATGCTTTCATGCCTGCAATGTTGTTGACAAACTTATTTTGCGGGGCGATCTTAAATTTTTGAGAGCAACCCTTAAAGCCGTAGGCCAAGCTGGGCAGCATGTTTGCCGACAGACAGTTCTGCTCCAAGGTCTGCACAGTCTGATCGCGCTTCACTTTGCGAACAATCGTGATGGGCGGCATACCGTTGTTGGCCAAGAATGTTTGCATTCTTTCGATATGCTCGTAAGTGTGCGGCCTCTCGCCGCCGGTGTCGGCAAACAAAATGTAATCGAAGGGTGGCAACTTCTTTTCGATCCAACCGCAAATAATTGCGGTCGAATCTGTCCCACCACCAAAAGCTAAAATGTTCATACTGTCTCCTTTTCCAATGCCCACTCTTGCGAATGGACATCAGGAAAGGCGGGGGCCACAATTCGGGTTTCAACAAGCTGCGGGGGAAAGCCAGAAAATCCGCAGGTCACCATCCTTGTACGCTGGCTTGACAGCCCCCTTACATCACGCTGCGCGGCGGCGGCGTCCTGCGGCTGGCGCTTCTTCAGCGGCTACAGCAGCAGTCAACGCACTTTCAGGCGTCGATTCTGTCTCGGCGTCCATGCCGACCCACTCGATCACATTGAACACCGGCGTGTAAATCTTGCCGTAGCTCTTGTGTGCGTAATGGTCCTTCTTCAGCTTGATCACCGGCACTGGCTTGGTCTGGTCTTTCTCGACCTGCTCGGCCAAGGCCACGGCCAGAGCCTGCACCGCACGTTTGCCGCCCACCGAGGTGGTGGTGAAGCGCGCTTCCATGCCCTTGTCTTCGCCTGTCAAGCACTTCAGGCTCATACCGACTTGGGTTTCCCAGCCGCGCTTGGCAGCAGCGGGTGCCACTTCAAGTTCTGGCAGGGGCTGGCTGACGCTAGCCATCTTCTCGCCCAACACTTCGCCGTCGCCCCAGGCGATGAAGCCGTGAACAAACGAGAACGGGTTGATGGCCCAGGTTGCGTCGTCTTCAACTTCGGTCTGATCAGCGCCGAACACCCAGTGGCCGGTCTTGTCCATCTTGAGGATGACAACGCCGGCTGGGCCAACATCAGTGGCGATAGAACGAAGGGAAGTAGCGAGGGAAGAGACTGCTGGCAGACCAGCGGATTTGAAAACGGTCAACATAATTTACCTTTACATGATTTTAGAAAGGGCCGCAGACAACTGCTGCCCGATGAGCACAACTGCTGGTCGGGGATCGCTCTCCGGTGCAATTGTGTTACCTGAACTGATCGCTACTGTCAGCCCGTCCGGCAGCTTTTTCATCAGCTTCTCAGCCGCTGCCGGACTTATCAACTTAGTCACCATCACTTCAGATTCTTTAAGGTGCTGGAGCAGCACCACCTTGGCGTCCTCATCCTTCACCCATGATCTTGTCGCACGCTTGGGCACCATCTTCCAGCCCGCAACGGGCTTGCCCTTCTTAAGCATTTCTTCCGCCAGTGAACGCAGGTCTTTGATCCACGCTTCCAAGAGGTCTGCATTGTGAAGATACGTGCCGATCTTGTCAACATCAATTGCGTCTATTTTCAACTTCACTGCGCGGTCAACAGCGCCGGTCATTATTGGGCACACCGGCTTGGCGTTGCACCAGCGGCAGTGGTCGCCGTGCTTGAGCTTGGCCTCTGGCTGCTCGGCTGCTTTGACGGCTGTCACCAAGTCGATCTCAAACTGTTCAATGCGCGCGCGGGTGGTCGTCCAGCGCTTGATCTCTGGCGGCTGCACGATGATGAGTTCGATCTCAGTTGCGCCGTCGAACACCCACTTCGCCTCGGGGGTACGCATGGCAGCAGCCGCGTAAAACATCAACTGTTCGTTTTCTTCAGCCGACACGACAACGCCGCTGCCGAACTTCCAGTCAAGGATGATGGCCTTGCCACCGATGCGGCCCATCAGGTCGGTCGAGCCGAACACGCCAGGCAGCAGGTCAGCAAAGCCAACGCGCGTCTCGACTTCGTACAGCATGGTGCGGTCAGGGTCTACTTGGTCGAGCAGCGCCAGCGCCGGCAGCAGCTTGTCGTCTAGCAAGTCTTGCGTGAAGACTTCGCCTTCGTACTTGCGGCCAAGGAATGACTCGGGGGCCAAATCTTTCTCCAGCACTTCGCTGATGATGTCGTGCAGCAGCGTGCCTTGATCGGCGTGGCTGTTGCTGGGCTTGGGCGGCATCTTCTGCACCAAGGCTACAGAGCCTGGGCAAGCCATCACGCGCTTGGCTGACGAGCCACCGACGATGTTACTGTGCTGCATCTTCTTCTTTCGTAATGATGACAACAGTGTCAGGCAGATAAATAGCGTCTTGAATGAACGCTAACTTTGCGTAGGGCGCGATGTCGTTAACGTGATCCAAGATGATGCGCTCGACTTCGGCGCGACTGAACTCTAACTTCATGTGAACTCCAATTTAGTTGATGAGGCGTTCAGTGTACATCAAAATAAATGCTTGTGCAAATGTTTTTTACATGTATGATGCGGGCCATGCTTGAAAAACAAATCGAACGCTACCTTGTTGATCGCGTCAAAGCGCTTGGCGGTGCCGCGTATAAATTTACCAGTCCCGCGCATCGTGGCGTGGCTGACCGCATTGTGTGCTTACCTGACGGCCAGACATGGTTTGTTGAGGTCAAGACCGAAGGTGGCCGGCTTTCCGCGTTGCAGAAGGTCTTCATGTCGGACATGGCACGCATGAAGCAGAACTACGTTTGCCTGTGGAACAAAGAACAAATTGATGGGTGGCTTAATGAAAATTTTAATCGCGTGTGAATACAGTGGCCGTGTCCGTGACGCATTTATTGCGCGGGGGCACGATGCCATGTCTTGTGATCTGCTGCCGACCGACGCGCCAGGGCCGCACTACCAAGGTGATGTCTTTGACATCATCAATGACGGCTGGGACTTGATGGTCGCCCACCCGCCATGCACCTACCTGTCTGTCAGCGGTATGCACTGGACGACACGCGGCCTGCGCGACCCACAATTGACTGAGGACGCGCTGGCGTTCGTGCAGCGCCTGATGGACGCGCCTGTCGAGCGCATTGCTGTCGAGAATCCGATTAGCGTCATCAGCAGCCGCATCCGCAAACCAGACCAGATCATCCAGCCGTGGTGGTTCGGCCACGACGCCAGCAAGAAAACGTGCCTGTGGCTAAAGAACTTGCCGTTGCTGACGCCGACCGATCTGTTGCCAGGCGACGCAAAGACGCGCAGGGGCAACCAGACCGCCAGCGGCCAGAACAAACTGCCACCATCCAAAGACCGCTGGAAGATTCGCAGTGAAACTTATCAGGGCATCGCTGACGCGATGGCGGCGCAATGGAGTTAAGGCCATACCAAGAGCAGGCGGCTGACTTCCTGTACGAACACGACCGCGCCATGATCTTGGCACCCGTGGGCGCGGGCAAGACGGCTATCACGTTGACGGCCATGCAAGCGATGCTGGCTGACGGCGTGGTGGGGCGCTTCTTAGTGCTGGCCCCCAAGCGTGTCTGCACCGACGTGTGGCCGGTCGAGCAACCGAAATGGGCACCTGGCTGCACGCTGGCCGTGGCGGTAGGCACGCCAGCGCAGCGGGCGGCAGCGCTCGGTGGTGGCGCGCAGATCATCGTGACCAACTACGACAACATCCAGTGGCTGGCGACGCAGAACTTGGCGCACATCGACGGCATCGTTTACGACGAGTTGACCAAGCTGAAGAACCCGTCAGGCGCTCGGTTCAAGGCGCTCAATAAAGTTATCGACAAGATTAACATCCGTTGGGGCTTGACCGGCTCGTTCACCAGCAACGGCTTGGAGGACGTGTTCGGCCAGTGCAAGATCGTGGACCAGTCGCTACTGGGCCGCAGCAAAGGCGCGTTCCAGCAGCAGTACTTTATCCTGATAAACAAAGAGTACGGCGACTGGGCACCACGACCTGGCTCACTGGCGCAGGTGATGGAGCGCATCAAGCCGGCCACCTTCCTGCTGGAGCCAGGCGACTACAAGGACAAGCTGCCGCCCTTGCACACAGTCGAGTTGCGCTGCGACATGGACATGACGGACTACAACACGCTCAAGAAGGAATTCGTGCTGGAGTTCCCAGACGCCCGCGTCGTGGCCGTCAACGCGGCTGTCGTGACGCAGAAGCTGCAACAGATGGCTAGCGGGTTCCTGTACACCGACAACGGCCCGCTTTGGTCGTCCGGCCACAAGTTTGACCGGCTGGAAGACTTGCTGGCCGAGAACCAGCGCGCCAACACCTTGGTGGTCTACAACTACCAAGAAGAATTGGCCGAACTCAAGCGCCGGTTTCCGCACGCGCAGACGCTGGACGATAGCCGCGCCATTGAGCGTTGGAACGCCGGCCAAGTCGAGTTGCTGTTGGTGCATCCGAAGTCAGCCGGCCACGGCCTGAACTTGCAGCACGGCGGGCACCACATCGTGTTCTTGTCGCTGCCGTGGTCGCTGGAACTCTACGAGCAGACCATTGGCAGGCTGCACCGCAGCGGCCAGAAGAACGCAGTCTGGTGCTACATCCTGCTGACGCACAAGACGATTGACGGGAAGATTTGGGGCGCGCTACATGACAAGCGCGCATTGTCGGACATTGCATTGGAGGCTTTGAAATGAAACGGATTGATTTATGGAAGGCGCAGCTAAAGGCGGCGCGGGCTGAGTTGAGGATACGGGACAGGGAAGCAAACGCGGCGATACGAACTGTCGTCAGATTAACAAAAATTATCATTCGATTGGAGAACAAAATTGACAACTACATGGCGAAGCCTTAACGCAGAACTGCGAACCTTGGATGAGACGCGGGTGCTGGAGATGCTGATGGAGGAGCGCAAGAACCAGCGCCGCGTATCGGTCTTGCAGCGCCTGCATCAGCGCTACAACACACTGCGGGTGAGCCGCGAACGGATTGAATTACTACAGGAGGCAAAGCAACCATGAACATCAAAGACATTTTTAAAGTGATCACACCAGCCCAAGCCATTGCTGCCGAACTGGCCGAGGCCGAACACGCGCTACTGCGGGCTGAGACTGGCGTGGAGTACGCGCAGGCGCTGGTGACCTACAACAAGAACCGCGTCAAGCGCCTCAAGGCGTACCAGACGCCTACCGAGGAAAAAGCATGACGAAACGCTACTGCGACACGGGCCGCATTGACTGCCCGCACCTGCCTCAGTGCATCTGGGACTGCGCCTACGACACGGCGACTGTCAGGAAGGTCAAGGCGTACCCGATTGTCCCCGAGGACATCAAGCCTGTGCCCGAGGCATGGCAGACCGTTGGCACGGCGATGCTGACCGCGATCATGGGTGTGCTGGCCGTGGTCTGCATTCTGATCTTCTTTACTGGCGTTTGGATTTGGAGCTTGCTGATATGAACACATACGACACAGGAAGTCTCAAGATACGCACCCCGCCCCCACCTGTTGGCGGCTACCGCATGGGTGACGAGGCCGATGGTGGCTGGATTCTTTTTAACCTACCGAAGAAACCGCGCTGGATTCACCGCATGGGTGTGCGTCTGGTGCTGGGCTGGAAGTGGGTGGACGCATGAAAATAGATAAATTCATTGACAGTTGGTTTACGGGTCGCTGCCTAAAACATCCTGTTGTGGTGGCGGTTATTTTTTACTTGATTGGTTACGCAGTGGGGACAAGCATGAAACGAGAAGACATCATCCGCATGGCGCGGGAGGCTGGGTTTACTGAGCTTGAGTTTTACGGAAACAAACTAGGCACAAATCCAACTGAGTGCCTTGAACGCTTTGCCGCCCTTGTCGCAGCAGCGAGTGCAGCAGCAGAGCGTGAAAAATCGCTTCAGCTTTGGATGCTGTTAGATGACATCGACACGGCTGATGACATTGCAAAAACAGACCACGACACCTATCGCAGGCTGTGCCGCAACACTCAACAAAAACGATGGGCTGTTTTAAGCGAATCCGAAGTTGATGCCGCCATCCGAGCAAGGGGACAAGCATGATGTGTCCCCGCTGTGGCTCTGAAACCCTCAAGGTTTTAGATACCCGATCAAACCCCGAATTTGTAAGCCGTAAGCGCCAGTGCGAAAACAACCACAAGTTTTACACCAAAGAATATGCAATACCCGAAACACAAGTATGTGAGAAGCCAGAAACTGCTAAAATTAGTGGCGGCTCTATCCTGTCAGCTTTGTGGAACAGAACATGGAATTCAAGCAGCACATAGCAATTGGGGTGGTGGCAAGGGCAGAGGAATCAAAGCCGATGACAATCTAGTGGCGGCTTTATGCCAAACTTGCCACTATGACATCGACCAAGGTGCAAAGTGGTCAAAGGCTGAAAGACAGCAAGCATGGAACATTGCCCACTTCAAAACAGTTCAATTGTTAGTGGACACAAACCAATGGCCTGTTGACATTCCTATACCGGACATTGCAAAATGAGTACGCTGACAAAATGCAGTTGCCAGCTTTTGGGGGCTGATGCTCCCATTTTTTTGTAGAATTACAGAATCGCAGAAACAAACCTTTCGCGGAGGTTACAAAATGGCAACACAAAAAAATCCAAAGTTCAAACCAGAAGACAAGGACAAGATAAGCCAAAAGGTTTTAGATGGAATGTCCACCGATGGCCTAAGTTGCTTTAAAGCGTGTCAAAAGGCAGGAGTGGCAAACAGCACTTTTATGCGATGGCTGGATGCTGACCCTAAGTTAGCGGAGAGATACGCACGAGCCAGAGAAGACCTGATTGAGCGAATCGCCCATGAAACCATGCAGATTGCTGACCAAGACGTTGGAACTACAAACGATGGCAAGAAGGATTGGATGGCGGTTCAGAAGCAACGGCTTCAGGTTGATACTCGCAAGTGGCTATTGTCTAAACTAGCCCCGAAACGCTACGGTGACAAACTTGAATTGTCTGGTGACCCTGCCAGCCCTTTCATTCAGCGCATTGAACGTGTTGTTGTTAAATGACAACTTTGCAAATTGAGACACCACAGTGGGCGCTTCCACTATTAGAAGGCAAACGTTACAAAGGCGCTTGGGGTGGTCGAGGCTCTGGCAAATCCCATATGTTTGCAGAGTTGATGATTGAAATGCACATCATGGATCAGAAGCGCAGAAGCGTTTGTGTGCGTGAAATCCAGAAATCCCTGAATCAATCTGTCAAGCGCCTACTAGAGACCAAGATCGAGGCCATGAACGCTGGCGCATACTTTGAAGTCCAAGATTCGGTCATCAAGTCCAAAAAGGGCGATGGGGCGATTATTTTTCAAGGTATGCAAAACCATACAGCCGATAGCATTAAGTCGCTAGAAGGCTATGACTGCGCTTGGGTTGAGGAAGCCCAAAGTCTGAGTCAGACTAGCCTGGACTTGCTAAGACCAACAATCCGCAAGCCAAACAGCGAGTTATGGTTTACATGGAATCCAAGGCAGCAGTCAGACCCTGTGGATTTTCTATTGCGTGGGCCAGAGCCGCCAAAGGATGCAGCAGTAATCAAGGTCAACTTTGGCGATAACCCGTGGTTTCCACAAGTCTTAAAAGACGAAATGGAATATGACAAGCGCAG